ATTCAACCCAAAGGGATTGAAGGAAGCCGAAAAAGGATTTAAGGATTTAGAAGGCGCACAAGCCAAGGCTAAATATGCGCTGGGCAAAGCCAACAAATACGCAGCCGTTGCACTTGGTGGTTTAGTTGCTGGCCTTGGCGATGCTGTCAAGGGTGCGATGGAAGATGAGCAAGCCCAAGCAATGCTGGCGCGTCAGCTACAGAAAACGACTGCAGCCACTGATGCACAAATTGCAGGCGTCGAGTCCTACATCACTCAGCAAGGCAAATTAAAAGGCGTTACTGATGATGAGTTACGCCCGGCACTTGCTGGACTTGTCAGAGCCACAATGGACATTGACGAAGCGCAAAAGGCCGCCAACTTGTCTATGGACATTGCAGCTGCTAAAGGCATCAGCCTAGAGACAGTCACTAAGGCTATGGAAAAGGCGTATGGCGGCAACATGACCGCCTTGGCAAAACTGTCACCAGAGCTACGCCAGATGATTAAAGACGGCGCAAGCATGGAAGAAGTAATGGCCGAGATGGCTGTCACTTTTGGTGGTGCTGCTACTGATTCTGCTAACACTGCTGCAGGCTCGATGCAGCGTTTAGGCGTTGCCCTTGGTGAGGCCAAAGAAGGTGTGGGCGCTGCACTGTTGCCGATACTTGAAAAGGCTTTACCGGTCTTGCAATCGTTCGCCACGTGGGCACAGGACAACCCAACACTAATCACGGCTGTAGCTGTTGCTTTCGGTGCTTTAGCCGCTGCAGTTGTTTTGGTTAATGCGGCCATGGCGTTAAACCCTGCAGTGCTGATCACGGCTGGCATAGTTGCATTAGGCGTTGCACTTGTAATGGCCTACAAAAAGTTTGACACTTTCCGCGCTGTAGTTAATGCTGTCATTAACCAAGTAGCCAGCAATTTTGAGTTCATGGCTAACGCGTTTATCACAATGATTAACGTAGTTATCAAAGGCATTAACTTAATTAAGCCTGGCAAAGACATTGGCTCGCTAGGTCAAATTAGCCTTGGCCGTTTAGGTGGTGAAGGTAGTGCAGCTGGTGGCGCTAACCCTGCAGGCCTTGACTATAAAGCCATGGCTACCGGTGGCATTGTAACCAGCCCTACTTTGGCGCTTATTGGTGAGGCAGGCCCAGAGGCTGTTATTCCATTGTCTAAGGCTGGTGGTATGGGTATGAACATCACAGTGAACGCTGGACTTGTTAGCACACCCGACCAAGTTGGTCAGGACATTATTGCTGCCATCCAAAAAGCACAGCGCCGTAGCGGAACGGTATTTGCACCAGCATGAGTGTTCCAACAATGCAAGTGTTGGTGGGCTTTCAATCCACTACTGGCTTCGGCACACCTTTCATGCTTGACGATGCTTTCTATGGTGTTTTAGACACTGCAGGCCGAGGCACTTTAGGTGGTCTGACTTTTGTTGATCTCACAAGTCTTGTAGAAAATGTCAGCATTACCCGTGGCCGTTCACGCCAGTTAGACCAGTTCAACGCCGGCACAGCTGTTATTGCTTTTGACAACGCCAGCCAAGTGCTAAACCCAAGCAACACCTCAAGCCCTTACTACCCGTTCGTACTGCCTAGGTGCCCAGTGCAAATACTTGCTAATGGCATACCGATTTACACCGGGCTAATCACTGACTGGAACCTTGATTACGACATCAGCAACCAAGACATGATGTACGCGTCATGCTCTGACAACTTCACTGTGCTTGCTAACCAATCACTCAACGCTGTGACCCCATCAGCACAGTTCACTGGTGCACGTATTAACACTGTGCTGGACTTGCCAGAAATTAACTACCAAGGCGCTCGATCTATTGACACTGGCAGCTCTACCCTTGGCGCTTTTGCTATTAGCCAAGACACAAACTGCCTTAACTATCTGCAGCTTGTAAACACCAGCGAGCAGGGCTATCTGTTTATGAGCGCTAACGGCACACTGACTTTTAAGGGCAGGTCTAGTGTTCTTAACCCAGTGGCTGGCGCTACTTTTAACACTAACGGCACAGGCATTAGGTACCAGTCGCTCATTAACCAATTTGGTGACGAGCTGCTCTACAACTACATAGTGACCCAATCGCCAGCAGGGGCAAAACAAGAAACCAGCGACTCGGCCAGCATTGCGCTTTATCAGGCTCAACAGTATGCGCTGATGGACTTGCTTAACAGCACTACCACAGAGGTCGCTGGCCTTGGTAATTATCTGTTGGGTAAATACAAAAACCCAGTGCTTAGGTTTACAGGGCTATCTACTGAAATGTCAGCGCTATCGGCTACTGATCAGAACATTGTGCTGAACCTTGACATGACCAGTATCTGCACAGTGGTTAAGAACTTTGTGGTAGGTAGCCCAGCCACTGAGACACAGACACTAATTGTGTCGGGCATTAGCCACAACATCACACCTAGCAGCCATATTGTTTCGTACACTTTTGAGAGTACGGACGGCAATCAGTACCTAACCCTTGACGATGCAATCTTCGGAACGCTCGATAATAATCTTTTAAGTTTCTAAAGGAGACACAAACATGGCAAGCAATACAACATTCACAGCAGGAGCAATCCTGACCGCAGCGCAAATGAACAACTTGCCTTGGGGTATTGTTACAGCAACATCAGGCGGAACGTCGGGTTCTGGATATGTAAAACTTACAACTGGAGATTTAACGGTCACTACCTCAACAGCAGACCTTGCTGGGTTGTCTATTACTTGGACGGCCCTTGCCAACGTAATTTACAAAGTGTCGTTTTTCGTGACAGGAACAAAACAAACGGCAGCAGGCAAAGTTGATATCCAAGTCGTTGGCAACTCAGCAGCAGTACAAGCAACAGCGTCACAATATGTGTCAGCAAGTGGAGGAAAATTTACTTTGTCGGGTTCTGTAATTATGGTGCCAGGCGCAGGTTCTCAAATAGCAAAACTTAACGCAACCGCTGAAAATAACACCGCAACAATCAGCGCAGTATCTGGAACGCCCGCGTTCCTCATGGTTGAGATGATTGGCACAACATGAGAAAAAGCCTGATTCTATTGGTTATTTGCGCATCCCTTACCGCTTGCGCAGACCGTGAACGCCTCAACTGCCCACCAACAAAAAACAAAGCCCTCTCGAGCGTTACCAACACCATCTCGCTTGACACAACCACAGCCCCCCGATACGCAACAGGAGCCAAATGCCGATGAAACCAGACAACAGACACACCAACGAAGAAATCAAAGCCCGAATCGTCATGATCGTGGCTATCGGACTAACGCTGTCATTCGTAGGTTCAGTGTTCACAATCCTCTACGGACTGCTATTTGTGACTCAGCCTGAAAAAATGGCCGAACTAGACGCGGCTCAAATCTCAGTGCTGAGCAGTATGTTGCTCACATTGTCCGGTGGCCTTATTGGCTTGCTGGCAGGTAACGGACTTAAAGACAAACCAAAAGAGCCACCAGCACCATGACCGTTAGACCGTACCCGTACTACCCATCATGGGATGGCAAAGGCACACAACCCGTCACCGCAAAACTTGTAGAGCTGTGCAAAGCGCGCTGGGGCATGACGTCACTAGGCACATACGCCAACCGCCCAATGCGAAACAACGCAGGGCTATCAGTACACGCCACCGGATATGCAGCTGATCTAAAATACAAAGACGAAGCCCAAGCACGTATTATCTGGGACTGGTTCCTAGCCAACAGCAAAGCGCTCGGACTGTGCGAAATGCACTGGTATGCATACGGCGAGTACGGCGCTGGCTACCGCTGTAGTCGAGGCGAAGGCAAAGCTGGCGTCAAAATCTTCACGGCCACAGACAATGCAGGCTCGTATCAAGGCTCACCTAATTGGCTGCATATTGAACTGGCCAAGCAAACCCCTGAACACTTTGAGGCTCAATTCAGGGCACTTAAATAGGATTCCCAGACACTGTTTGAGCAGTGCTGGGGCTAGGTGGTGGGTACTTTGTTTCCATTGGGTATCCACCACCGACTTTCTAAATTGTGTAAAGTAACCACCGCTACTCAAATAGCAGAAAGTCAGAGGAAACATGACATACACCGACCTACCA